CAGACTGCTGAATGGATTTCTGTACCTCGCGGGTGCAAAGTACACGTGTTGGTTTTTGGATACAGCGCAGCAGGATAGCGCGCGCAAAGCTCCATGATTTCGCCGACCCCCGACCGCCTCGCGCCACCTTGTAGCGATGCGGTTCGAACAGGAAGTGCAGCTTCTCGGGGAACTCGATATTAAGCTGCATTGCCCTTGACCAGCGTTATGGTCACTCCGCTGATGAGGTGCTCACCGTTCTCGCCGGCGCCGTTGACTTGCAGCGGCAGGAGCTTGGCGTAAATCTGGTAAAACTGGGTCTGGTTCTCTTTGGCCCACTCGGCCATCTGAGCAATACCGCCGATATCTTCGAACACCTTCGCGACCGCATCCTTGGCGAGGCCGCTTACCTTGTTAGGTATGCCCTTCGGACGACCAGGACCAGCGCCCGGTAAGTTTGATTTGGTTTTTTTAACTGAGGAAACGTTGTCCTGTGGAACTTTGCTCATGATCGCCTGGGTTCCTTCACAGGATTATCCAGCCTCATTTGATTTCGATGCGGCAAGTGTAGCACGCAAAAAGAACCCGGCGCGGAGCCGGGCTAAATTCCTTGGAGTCCGGGGCCGATATCCGGAAGGCCTGCCCATCCCACATGAAACTGGAGCCGCCCGCAGGAATCGAACCCGCGACCTGTGCCGTACAAAGGGACTGCTCTGCCGACTGAGCTAGAGCGGCTTTGAAACTGGTAGCGGGTGCCGGATTCGAACTGGCGACCTTCAGGTTATGAGCCTGCTGAGCTGGCCTCTGCTCTAACCCGCTATTACTGGTAGTTCGGGCTGGACTCGAACCAGCGACCTCTTCCTTATCAGGGAAGCGCTCTAACCAACTGCGCTACCCAACTGTAATTCTTACCGGTTGCCTCCGGTCCGCCCTCATGTGGCGTGGCTTCTTGCAAATGATGGTCCGAGGCCAGCAGTTCCGAACGGCTAGTTTCAGCACCTTGCCATGCAACATCATAAAGCTACTCGCTGCACTAGTTGCGCTGACCTGCGCTCACTATGTCGCAGCATCACTAGAATCCGCTTTCGCCTGTTGACCGCGTACGCCGGTCACTGCTTTTGGCGCTGAGTTCGGGGCTTTCGGTTTCCCTGCCATTGCTGGTGCCATCTAATCATACCGCCAAATTCTGTTGTTTGCCGCTTGCCGGTTTCACCCTCTGCCGCAGCTTCGGGGCTATCGTCAATGCAGTCGATAAGCTAGGTTATAACGGTTTAGTGGCGGTGTCAACCACAGTGAAACTTAGTTGGTCGACATAGTTCTTTTCCACCACTTTTACATCGCCATCGGCTATTGCTCTGGCTATTGCAGCATTGGCTATCCCTCGCCAACCTTTTTGCGTTTCACCATTAGCGGCATGAAACGCTCTCTTAAGCTGTTGTGGCGTCATGCGCGTTTCTGGCACGATTTGCTTTGGCTTGATCCGGTATTCGCGGTCAAGTTCCCAGTACGGCGTATCGGTATCAGCCCACTCGGAAGTGGATTTATGGTAGGTTTGGATCTCAGCGCCATCGGCCCAAGCCTTGATAAATTCCGCATGCTTATGTTTCATCGCGAGCGCTCCTTGAGGCCAAAGCCCAACTCCCTGCGCGCCCGGTCGTGGTCTTCCTGGCTCATTGCGACACCTCCAGCAGTTGGCGCTTAGCCTGCTCCAGCGCCCAAAGGACTTCGGGGCCGTCCGATACGCTGGAGGCGAAATAAAAGCCGTTTTGCTCATCGTAGCCGACTATGACGACCATTTTTAGCTTCCCACTGGCCTCGTTTAGGATCTTGTCAGCGTCGAGCGGTAGCCGGGTGAGGCCTTCTGGCAAGTGGATTTCATGGATTTCTGCGGTCATTGGAAATACCTCCCACTTATAGCGTCGATCTCCTCCAGCGACTTATCGCTGAGGTTGCGCGTGTCGTAAAGCGATCCTGCCAGCGTTGCAAAGCGCCGTACGCGGTCTGCGTCCTCTGGTTTGAGTTCGCCTATGATGCGCGCTAGGGCTTGGAGCTGCTGGCCGCGTAGGCTGTGCAGGACTGCGCTGTCGGTGTTCATGGCTTCACCCCGCTACCTGGCCGAGTCGGGTTCTTGTGGTCCTTCAATTGCGTGCGCAAGCTGGGCATCTTCTCCAGCGACTTGCGGGCAGCCCGCTCGGCGGAGTGTTTCTGGCGGCGCAGGACTTCAGCGTCATAGGCGCGGCGCTCGTGCTCAGCGGTGATGTTCTCGCCAGCGCAGCGGATACGGTGAAGGCCGAAAGCGCCGAGCAGCACGGCAACGACGACGGCTGGCGGGATGAGGTGGAAGAAGTCCATTATATTCTCCGACTGTTGTTATATTGTGCCAGATATTGATTATGCGACATCTGGTTATTGAAATTTTGTAGGTCATATAGCGCTTGCGAACCACTACTACCTCCCCCACCGCCACATAAACCGCTCAAGCCTACTAGCTGGCTTATAGAATGCGGCAGGGGATCTATTTTTTTGGCGGGCCATCCTTCTCTAGTTTCTGCGTAATGGCATCGCTCAACCATTTCACATATTCGTTGGCCTGGGCGCTTCCTTGGTAGCCAGGAGGGATGATCCGCTGTAGCTCGCCGATTAGGTGCGCCTTGCTGGTGCAGTAAATTATCTCGTCAACCGCGATGTTGATCTGCTCACGCTTCGGCGAAGTGTACGCCTCCAAGCCTTTTGAAATCACGAAGCGGACTACTCCGTAGACGCTGCCAATTACCGTAACCTTGTAGCCGTAAAAGATCACGAGCGCCCAGATTGCCATATTAGGCAGACCGGCGACGGCTTTGATGATGCTTTCGATTTCTTCCATGCTATTCCCCTTAGTCTATATTCGGAAGGATGACATCGCCGTCTTGAATGGCGCGGCGAATGGCGGCGTTGGCAATCGTAGTCGCTACATTTGTCGACACATATTGGTATTCCATGCCAGCCCGGATGGCATCCTCAATTTCGTTATCGCTCATCCGCGTCACTGGATACACTGGCTCGGGCTTGATGCGGTATTCGTTCGATTCCTCGAAGTATGGTGCGCCGTTCACAGTGAACCAGTTGTCACGCCCAGGATTGCGGCATTCCACCAACTGCGATGTATCGGCGTAGTAGGCTACGATCACATCGTAATGCTTATGCTTACCCATGTATTTCTCCCTAGTGGTGGTCAAACCAGCGGCTGCTGGGTGTCAGGTTAATTGCTTCGGTGAATCAAGAAAACCCGCGTCGTTGCTTTTGCGGGGATGGGTCGCGCTCCGGGGCTTTGCGCTCCCAACGATAAGGCCAATCTTCAAACGAAGTGTAGGCGCCGTTGTATTTCATTCCTATGATCCCCGGAGTTCCTTGGCGTTGCTTTGCCGATATCACTTCAGCAAGGTCTTTCTCAGCGGTTTCTTTGTTGTAGATCACGTCCCGGTACAGGAAAATGATGTTGGCCGCGTCCTGCTCAATGGAGCCGGATTGCGCCAGGTCGGACATAATCGGCCGCTTGTCGGCGCGCTCATCGCACTTGCGGTTAAGCTGCGCCAGAAGAACGACAGCAATATCCAGACTCTTCGCAATGTCGATGATCCCTCGGGTATATTGGCCAATGCGCTGCCATTCCTGCTCAGCATCCCCGCCTTGGATGAAACTGAGCTGGTCGATAACGAGCATATCCAGCCCGGTCTTACGCTTAATCTTGCGGGCCTTAGCGCGCAGTTCTAGCATATTCATCCCCGCCTGTTCATCAATCCACATCTTCATCAAGGCGGCTTTCTGAGTTGCATAGCTCAACTGATTCCAGTAAGGGCTATCGTGATCCTCCTCACTTGGCGAGCGCAGCCACGCCAATGGGATTTTTCCAATCGCCGCCATGTTCCGGTCGTTGATCTGTTTTGCCGCCATTTCCATTGATAGGATCGCCGACACGCCGCCATTGATTGCCACGTTGCGTGCCATGCCAAGGCCGAATGCGGTCTTGCCAGTTCCAGGCCGGCCAGCAATCACGGTGAGAGTTCCCCGCTCAAGGCCTCCGCTCATCAACTCATCAAAGTGCGTATAGCCCGTGGCAATCGGCTTATGCAAGCCTGACATACGCTCTTGAATCATTGTCAGATAATCCACCATCGTGTCGCCAATCAGCTTCGGCTCAAAAGCTGTCTTGCGATGCGTCAGCAATTCAAGCTTGGAAGCCATCAGATCAACGCATGAGGCGGAATCTTGGTGTGATCCTGCCAGCTCCTGCGCTTCGATGCAAATCGCCACCAGCGCCCGCTTATCGGCCTTCTCGCGGACGATCACGGCATGCTGTCCAATGTTCGCCGCTGACGCCGCTGACATCCGCATGGTTGCGCAGTATTTCAGGCAGTCTTGTACTCGGTCAGCCAGCACGGCTAGCAGAGTCATCGGATCGGCGCGCTTGCCGGCCGCAATCTGGCGCTGAATCTCGGCGAAGATCAGCTTGTGGTCCTCGCGGTAAAAGTGCGAGGCGTCCAGATCAGTGCAGTGGTCGATTGCATCGTTGTCCACCAACAACGCGCCAAGTACCGCTTGCTCGGCGCGAATTGATACAGTGTGGTCTTCATGTTCCATTTTTTGCCTTTAGCTCTATTTCGATTTGCTTGCCGCGTGTCGTCAACAAAAACTGCCCGTCGCGTTCGTACCAGATCCCATACCAGTTTTCCCGGACGGCGTTTCCAAAGTGCCGCGCCCAAAGCTTGTAGCGCTTGCCCTTGGATTCCGGCGAGGAATACTTCCGCTTAAACTCGACCCATGCATACCGGATGAAGTCCAGCGAAATGCCAACGCCGTCAGCGTATTCAAAAATTGGATCGTCTTCAGGGATCGGTGTAGCGCCAACATCCTTGCAATCGTCCAACCACTTTTTGAAAGTGATTTCCTCGCGGGGGCCTTTCTTTTGTTTATTGTCTTTTGTAGGGTTGTCTTTTGTGGTTACCGTTTCAGTAACCCCACTCGCAACCAATTCGGTAACCCCTAAATCCAAATCAGTAACCGTTACCGATTCAGTAACCGTTACCGATTCAGTAACCGTTACCGGAACGGTAACCCTTGGAGCAGCCCTGCGCTCTACTCCGGTCCACTGTTCATGGTTCTTGTTGATGCCCATGATGTGACCGAATTTTCCTTGTTTGCGACTGATAATGCGCCGGTCCTCCAACTCGCGAACAGTCACACTTACATGCGACTTAGCAAGTCCTGTCAGGTCAGCTAATTGAGACAGCCCAATATCATCTGTTTTCTTGTTGTAGCCATACGTTTTACGCGCAAGCGCAATAACCACGCACCATTGCCGACTTGACAGACGAGCTAATAAAAGCTCCTCGATCAGTTCGTTGGCAAGGCGCGTGAAGCCATCCTCTAATTGTGGAGAGGCGGCGGTCATTACTTTGGATGTTTCAGGTATTCTTTGAGGTTTGCCAGAATGAGCCGGGCATACCAGTTTTTGATGGCAGGGTCATCTTGCTTGATGAGGCCTTCCGATAATGCCAAGGCTTCTTTGATGCGGTCTTCTGGGGACATTGCTAATCCTTTAGGCTGCACGTTAAATCGGGTCGCATTCCCTTGACACGATGGCAAGAGCCGTCGATGGGTCCGATAAAACGCGCAGTCTGAAAGATTCATGGTTGAAATTCGTGTCAATATAGGCCGCGACAGCCTGAGCAGTAAGTATGCGTTAGATGCCGCACATACCGCAAGGAAAATTTTCCAAATTACATTGGACTGTGGAAAATCGCCGACTCGCGCAAATCCCCACATTCCGGGGGAAGTGCGCTAGGTGGCTTGACTACAGCAGCGTAAGTTCCGCGCGTAGCGCTTCAATTTCATTCAACATAGCCAGCAGGTCAGTACCAGGGATATCCCGGTTTTTCATCCAGCGTTCACGCCAACCCATGACTGCGGCGCATCGAGCGGCTAAGTCAGATGGTGGATAGACCACCATTCCAAGATCGCGCAGCGGTGCCAGATCCACGTTGAAGCCGATCAGCGCCGAGCCATGGCTTGCCGCTTCCTGCCGACCGTTCTCGCGCAGCACGCCGAACTTGAGGCGGCCTTTGCAGAACAGCACAGAGGTGCAAGCGGCCAGCGCTTTCTGGAATGTACGCGTGTCCGGGTGCGCTGGGATCAGAAGCACGATGCGCTTACCTGGCGCTTCAGCAATGCAGCGCTCAACCCAGCGGTCGCGCGCCTCGCCGTATGGCGGGTTGCAGAACACGGTTGCTGCGCCCCACGGAAGCGCGCAGCCGTCATTCGGCAGCGAGTAATACGACAGCGCTCCGGTCGGGTTCTCTGGCTCGGTGCATGGGTCCAGGCCGATCACGCCAAGCAGCGCGCGGATAGGCTCCAGCACATAGCCAGGTGTGAGCATTGCTTGGCGCGCGTGGTGATCAGGTCGACGGCGCTTTTCATTATCAAATCGGTGGGATGCGTTCATGATTTTCCTTTCGGTGGTTTAGGGAGTGCGCTACAGCAGCGAGATTATTTCCGCACCCGCACGCCACATTTACGCAACAGATAGCGATATTGAACAGCGGTCATGCGCCAGTACAGATCGTTGAGGCCTTGAAGGGCGTCGAGGTTGCGGGTCATGGGTTACTCCTTGCTTGAACGGTGACGGCCACGGCAAGCGCCGGCCAAACGTGCGACGAGACGCCATAGAGCGGCCCAGGCTGGCCTTTCGTGCCTACTTGCGGGGTAGCACCGCCTCCGGTAGCCGGATAGCTGTCAAGGAGCGCCTGTCGGATATTGGCGTCCTTTGCCTTCGTGGTGCCGCACAGGTGGATCTTCACGTCCTTGCGGTAGACCAGCACAACGGCGTCCGGGTCACGCCACGATTGCAGGAAGCGGCCGATCCACACGCACGTCTCGAATACCTCGCGGCCCACGGCCATGCCGTAGCTGGCGATCATTTCGACTGCCATCAGGTCGGCCTCGTACGTGCTGCGTATCTCGTCCATCATGTCGAGATTGTCCAGCACACCGAAGGCGATAGGGCGTCCATCATCCAACAGACACCAACCCGATTTCGTTGTGCCGGGGTCAATTGCAAGAATTTTCATTTCATCAGCCCTTTACGTTTCAGAATTCTTTGACTCTCGGTGCGCGCCAAGTCAAAATACTTATCCACCAGCGAGCGCGCCATGTGTCCAGCGTAGCCGCCATCAAGGAACGAGTGGCATGCAAAGCATCCATACGCGCCTTCCTCGTCGCGTGCCTTCAGCCCAGCGCCCTTGCCGTCCTCGTAGCGGTTAGAGTGGCACCAGACCGTTGTATCGTTGCGGTGATTGCAGCATGGGAACCGTAGCGTGCATTCTTCGCCTTGCGCACTCTTGCGGATCGGCGTCATCTTCGGGCCGCGCGACTTCAGTGTCGAGCGCTTCGGCCCCTTGGCTGGCTTCGGCTCTGCCTTGTATGCAGTTCTGAGCAGAGGTTTGCGGGTAAGGGTCATTTGCTTAGGATCTCCCATGCTGTTGCTGCGGCAAATGGGGCTTGCCCGTTTCCAATGGCTGTAAGGCGCTCCACTGAATAGGCCAGCCCATCATGGCTTCCACACAGGAAGGGCAAGGACTTCCTTTGAAAAGCGTCGATAAGGCTATTTGCTTCCCGATACGCATTCTTCTCTGCACTGAAGGGCCAAACCACTCTCCCCTTGATCGGTTGTCCGATGCTAACGGAGTTGGCAAATATCCAAATCCGCTCTCTTTGATGGGCCGCGCCGGCATCTGAAGCTCCGATAACTCCCCATCGCGCATCGAACCCCATCGAGGCAAGATCACACAGGACTCGTGCAAGCCCGTTATGAGCGAGATTTGGGCTGTTTTCAATGAAGACGAAGCGCGGTCGTACTTCGCCAATAATCCTTGCCATTTCAAACCAAAGTCCGGATCGCTCTCCGTCAAGCCCAGCACCCGAACCGGAAGAACTGAGGTCCTGGCAGG